TGAGTTTTCTCCCGCGTGTCAGCAGTTCTTGAGGTTTTAGTTGTCATGCCTGACCTCCTTTGTTTGCGTACTTTGCGTACTCTGTTAGTGGCACACCGAGCTTCTTAGCAATAGCGACCTGTGAAGGTGTGAGTCTCACGGTCTTGCTGCGTGCAGTTTTAGATTGTGAACGGTTTGCACTGGCTACAGCCTGCACGGGTCTGTCGTCAGTAGACACATTCACATCAGCCTCATGACTGAATTTATGAGGAAACTCTTTTTTCATACGTTTATCTATCTCACTATAGTATTCATCTGAGTTCGGGTCAAATCCTTCTTCTGATACGAGCTTTTTATGAATTGAAAAAACAGTGTATGTCATTGGCTCATCTGAACCAAACCAAGGGTTCTTTTGAGCCCAAGCTTCTGCTTTTGGATCTGGTTTTTTCTGTTCAGTGGCTTTGGGTGCTTCAGCTGCTTTTACTTCAGTGCCCTCTTCAGGTTCTTTACTTTGACGAGCTTGTGTTGCTCTTAACCTCTCAGCATCTATTGTTAGTCTAGTTAATTCTTCTTGAGCTTCAACCTGAGCTTTTACATCTCCTGCTTGCACTGCTTTTGCATACTTATCCTGCAATGCTGTTTTGGAAACTTCAACTCTGTTTTTAAACTCGTTTAAATAACCATCATCAAGTTTTTTGTATTTAGTATCAAGATCAGAATATTGCTTCTTTAATCCTTCTGCATACTCAAGAGCTGCTTGCTCTCTACGTTCTGCTTCACGCATTTTAGCAGTAAGCTTGTCAATACGTTTTTGAACTTTATCAGAATGATCATCCAACTCAGAATCTTCTTGTGGTTGATCTGATTTGACTTCTCGAACAGAAGTATCCTGTTGTTCTTCTTGAACTGCTACTTCGTCTTGTAGTTGTTCTTCTTCTTTTGTTTCGATATCTACATCAACAGGATTGCCTGATGTGTCTATATCTACCATTTTTTGTTCCGGCATGGGCCATGACCTCCATGAGTCTATTTATATGTTGCATGTAATATGTCTTCCGGATCCTCTATAACTGCCAAGACCTCATCATCATTCAAAAGTCTCAACTCCCCACCGTCGATCTTAATCCTAGAGCCAGCATATTTAGCAAAAAGAACCCAATCTTTTTCTTTACACCAGGCTCCTTCAGGAAACCTATCACTATCTTTATACGCATCTGGTCCAACTTTCAAGACTAATCCTACATTAGTTGTCAATTGAATTTCTTCTTGCGCTTTGTCTGTAAGGTGAACTCCACCCTTTGTTTTTCTAACGCCAGTGTGTGGCATAATCAAAAGTCTCCAACCAGTTGGTTTAGGAAGCTTTTGCATATCAGTCATTTCTTTAGCTTTTTCTTCTTTCTTTGCCAAATAATCAGGCAGTATTAATGTTTTATTCATTGTCTTCAAACCTCTTCATTGTTTCTTGCATTTCTGCTTTTGTTGATCTTATTCCTTCTAACTTACCTGTCAAATATTTATATTCGTCCCAGTCTTTACAGCCTCCTGCTATCGTAGAAAGAATACCTTCTTCTCTTTCTTCTATCTGTTTTTTAAACAGAGTGAATAATTGAAATACGTCCACTATTTTTTTCTAATGACTTTTTTCAATGTTTTAGCTTGTTTGGCATGTAACTTTGAGGCTTTCTTTAAACCTTTAATTACTCCCTTTATTGCTTTTGTTTTTTTCATTGTGTAATTTTCTTACTTTTTTCGAAGCTGCGGAGGCCGGCCATTCCGAGCAAGGCCGTGACGAGCGGGAATAAAGTCGACATGTCAAGCTCAGGTAAAGGTGCATGATCTACACTAAATGCAGCTAAACCAAACATAATAAATTGTTTTAGTACATATTCCCAAAGTATTGCAAGAGCACAACTCATTCCAATAAGAGGTCGCCAGCTGCGTTGCAGGATACCGCCAATACCAGTGGCAGTGGACTTAGCATCAGCTAAGTTAATGTCCATTTGTTTAGAATTTATTTCGTTCTCTAATTCTTTGAGCTTGTTTCTTGCGGCAAGCTTTTCCTCTTCTGAGGTATGGACACTGTCGATAACTTTACCGACAGTGTCTACTAAAGATCCGCCTAATAATTTAGATAACATTAATTAGATAACTTGAGCAGCTGCCCAACCAATTACTAGACCTACGATTAACCATTTCTTTTTTGGATGGTCGTTCCAAAGTTTTTTAATCATATCCATTAGAATACTCCTTTAAATGGTACCTTCTTCACTTGCACTGCTTTTTGACCCTGAGTCTTAGATTTAGCAGGATCTGTTGCAGGAAGTTTGTAAGGGACTTTTTTACCGTCAATAACGGTACTATTATCTGTAGCTTTGTCCATTACTATTTCCCCTTCCTTTTTTTAATCAAAGGACTAGTGCCCTTTATCTGTGCTCCGCATTTAACCAACTTGCCTGATTTGGCTTCTAACATTGGTCCACCAGGACCAAACATGCGAAGTTTATCTTTAGGTGAAAGTCCTATAGGACGATCAGGTTCTTTATAAATTTTCTCCATCAACTTCTGCATTCTGTCGACGTTTTTTAGAGCGTCTTCTTCATCTTTTTTAAACTTAGCATCTAAATCTTTTTGATTTTTCTTTTCTCTTTTTGCTTGATCTTTTGCTAATTGTTGTACAGCCATGATTACCTCTTTTTAATCAAAGGACTTGTGCCTTTCATTTGCATACCGACCTTGGCTTTTTTAATTACACCACGACCAATGAGAACATCTTTCATTGTTACTTTGCCGTCATTATTTAAGTCTGGAAATTTTTTCTTTTTCTTCTTTTTCATTTGACCACCTTTTTTTGCTTTTTTATCAACCAGGTCAAGTTTACGAATTGCATTTTCATATGCTTCTTGTGAGAGAGTTTTGTTATCTAATGACTTTTTTAAAATAGATTCAATAAGTGGTCTCATCGAAGGACCTAGTTTTTTTGGTTCAGTAGCCATACAAAAAAATTACATTATTTTTATTCTAATGCAAGTCGTTCCTTTTGAAGTTAGGGTCCATATTCATCTTAGCCCACTCGAATAATGCGTCAGCCTCATGTTTACTTAAATACAACATGTAAAGTTGTCGAACTATTGACAGGTATGCGCTCGCAACTATCAACGGATCGAACTCTTCTGTGATATATGCTAGGCTATTTGTGGTTTGTTCACGTATTACAGTTTGCAAATCCTCCATTTGCGAAGGAGTAATCGCTTTTAGCTGATGCTTAAGCCCTTTTGGAACGAGTTTTTCCTGCTTTTGAGAGGGCGATTGCAACTTTTTGTTTTTCTGCTCTTTTTTTGCCATATTTTTTTGCCGTTTTGCTTAAAACTTTAGGTGGGTTCTTTTTTACCTCTTTAAAGGCCGCTGTGACAGACATTTTTCCGCCATTTTTTGCTCTCAAAGCTAAATTTTTCATTAAAGCTGCTTTATAGTTATCAGGAGACAGTCTTTTTTGACGAGATTGGTTCTTTACAAGCTTTTGAATCTGTTGAATCTGTTTTCTAGACAGTTTTGTTGGATTACGACCCATGCTCATCCTCTACCTGCCTTCAATTGATCACGTTTAATAGCCATTTCCTGCCTATATTCTGTCAAATCCTCTTGGCTTTGCAACTTATTTTCGGCTAGACTTCTGTCTTGATCTAATTTTTGCTGATCCATTTGGAATTGCATCATGGACTCTTGAGCTTTTCTTTGAATTTCAGCTGCTCTTAAGTCTAGTTCTTTGTTTTTTAATTCAATAATTGGATCTTGAGCTTGTTGAGACATACCTTCTGTTTCTTCTTGCACCATTTTGTTTGTTATAACAGCAACAATTTGTGCTACTTGAGATTCCGCCTCATTCATAATCTGTTGTTGTACCTGCTGAGGTATTTGACCTCCATACTGTTCTGACAATTGAGCGATCTGTTGTTGTACAACTTGCATGATTGATGCTCTTGCAGCTAAAGACACGTGCTCTGAAACGTGTCCTTGTAAGATCGCAAGTATTGCTACCTGAGATCTTACAAGTTGAGAGGACATGAACGACCTATGAGCCTCTATATGAGCATCATGGTTTTGTTGAGGAAAAGCTTGTAACTGACTACCTTTGAGTGCCTTTGAGTTTTCAACTCCAGGATCCTCAGGTTGAGGTTGTGGAGGCACAGGTAATAGAGTTTCAATTTGTTGCACACCTAAAGCTTCATACATTCTACGATATGCTTCATATAAATTGTGCATTTGTGGATTGCTCTGAGCTAATTGTAATTGCATTTGAGCCATCGTTACTCTTTGTGAAATTGAAAAAATATTAGGATCAGAAACTGGAAGAACATCAACTCTTTCATCAAAGTCCTGTTGCTTTACAAAGTTATCTCCGTTTGATGTCATGTACGGATAATTAGGTGGTAAGTAAGAAGAAAATATTTTTGATAATAATTTAAATTCTATTCTTTGAGCGTTATGTAATCTTTTGTGAATAGCTGACATAACTTTTGTTCCCCGCTCAAGAAGAGCCATTGTTGTTCCAACAGGCATCTCTGAACCACCCTCAGGCATTTTCATATCAGCAATAGCTGCGAACCGTCTGCCAGCATCAACGCAGAACCCTAATAACTGAAATAATGTGCCAGACGGTTCTTTGTAGGGTAAGGGAAGAAGTGAGTCCCTCAGTACACCGTTAGGTGCATCTACATCTCTAAACTCTCCTGGTTGAATCGGTTGATCATCATCTCTTATTCTAAAACCACGAGACTTGAACCCAGCAGGTAAATTTGACAATGTTCCCGCATCAAGCAACTGACGTAAAGAGGCAGTCGCAGTTCGTGTGAGACCACCCAACATATGAATAAGACCAAAGCCATAAAAACCAAGACCGGGTAAAAATTTGTAATGAACGAAATACTGAGTTTTCTTTTTGAGAGGATCACCTCTACCAAAGTTTCTATAAATTGATAAAACTTTCCCTGAACCTTCATCAATAGTGACAATATAAGGAACTTTAATTCCTGTCGGTTCACCATTTTGATTAACGTCTTCAAAGCCCTCTAAGTCTAACAAAACGTGCATTTCTAACAAAGTATAATCTTGATAGTTTTCTTCTTTTTTTGTCCCTTCAAGTTCATCATACTTTTCTTGAATGTCGTCCTCAACTTCGTAAGGATTGATTTTTACATCTCTATAAAAACCTGAGACTTGTTGTTTTCTAATTTCATTTTGTGTCATCTTAACAATGTGAGTGACACGCTCAGCAGATTCTAGGTCTGCTGTCATGTAAGGTACAATAAGATCTTCGGCAGCAACAAACTTTGATACCGCTCTGTTCATAGCTCCGTCGTAATAAACTTTTTTAAATGCAGAGCCTGCTAAAGGTAAGTGAAACAACATTTGATCCATCTCAGGATCATACTCCTCCATTACATTTGTAATGTAATAATTCATAAACTCTTTGACTCTGTCTGCTTGTGCTTCCGACTGAGGAGTTCGTACACCAACTAACTGTGTTCGAACAGGACCTCCAGCAGGTAACATTTCTTTATAAGCTTGTGCTTGAAACTGAACCACTGACTCTGAGAGTAACGGATGATAAACTCCACTGGCTCCATCAAAAGGTCTACTTCTTTCCTCGTACTTAAAACCAAGAAGGTCTAACCCTTTGGTATAACCTAGTTCCCATTCTTCACGAGAAACTTTATCTTGTTCGTATTCACTTTGTAATTCATTTGACAACGTGTCCAACTGACCGTCTTCCATGAACTCTGCAAGGTTAGAACCAAAGTCTACCTCTTCTTGTATCTGTTCAGGATTGATGACGGCAGAACCGTCCTCTTCAATTAAAAATCTTTCATCTGTTGCAGGACCATCCATTTGAACTTCTGTTCCAACTTTTGCAACTTCAATTGTTTCGTTTTGATTTATGCCTTTATCTATCGCCATTAATAACCTCTTCTATTGAAACTAAACTAGGACTTCCTACTTGTCCACCTTCTTTGTATGACGGAAAGTTGTTTAAGTTAATCCCACCTAATTGTTTTTTCTGACCTTCGTTTAAGGATTCTATCATAGGTGTGAAGTCTATGAAAGCATAACCCTCTTTCAAATTAGGGTTTTTACCTTTTGTTTGGTTTTGTGAGAGCATAGGTTGATTCTCATATTCTCTGCCCGAGCCAAACTGATCCCCTTGAAGATTAAAAAATTTATTACCTTGTGCATAAAGAACAGGAGATTCATAGTTCTCCCACCCCAAGATCTCCGCCATTTTATCGTATTTCTTAACTACGTTTTCTGCAGCTTTGTACATTGTATTGTTTTCAGGATTCTTTGCTGAACCATAAAAGTTGTAGTGTCCTTGAGCTTGTTTTCCATATTTTTCTAAAACTTCTTCTGTGTTGGCAAAGTTAGTACCACCACCGCCTCCGTGTTGAATTTGAGTTTGAACTTCTCCAGGTAACCAAGATACATAGTTTATTCCTCTGTTTAAAGAATCTAAAGATGTTTGCCATATGGCTTGCTCTGCGTAAACCAAAGGATTAGATGCGTAAGGAATGTTGACGCTATATTCTCCTCCTGATTTTTTCTGCACATTGTACAATTGATTTTTCAAACTGTAGAGAGGTTTGATTCTTTTATAGAAACGATATATCTCATCTCTCTTGGTCTTATCAATATTACCCTCTAATTGAGACTTCGCTAAATATTCATTTATATATTTATCAAAACTAGGTAAGTTTGTTATTTTACCTGTGCCTTCTTTGACTGCATCTTGAAACTCGCTCATCATCTTTCCATATTGAAATTCTATTTCTCGTAAAACATTTTGATCAATATTTCTTTTATCCATTTCAGCTAAAACAGTGTTTTGAGTGTAGTCTTGTATTTCTTTTTGAATCCTATTAATTTTTAGATCTGCTGATGGATCTTGAAAGCTTCTTGATTTTCTTCGACGCTCTTCTTGATCAGACTGAACCTCTTGTATGATTGTCGTATCTAAACCTGATATATCTTTGTAGTCCGCACTTCTAACATGAAAGGAGTCTAAATTTTTAAACTGACTAGAAAAGTGAGTGCTCTGTGATACCCCCTCCATAAATCCAGGAACATCTCTTGGATTAAAAGTTAATCCTTTAACTTGATAGTTTCTCCCGCCACCCAAGCTGTAGTTACTTTGTCCTGCTGATAGATATTGTTGAACAGGTGTATCAAACCCTGTGTTCTCAGCCATACCTCTTACGACAGATAATAAACTATTAAGCTCTTGATTTTGTGTTTCTAAATATGCAATGTCTCTGTTTCTTGCTACTCTGTTAAAAGGAAGAACACCTTGAGAAAGTCTTTTAATTTTTTTTGAATTTGCTTTAATTTGATCATAGATCGGTTGACCTATGTCGCCGATCTGCTTACCAACATAAGATGCCTTGTCTTGATCATCAGGAATGCCTCTTAAAGTATCATTTAAATTTTTAAATTGATTTTCTAACAGTTCACTCATTTGAAATTTAAAATCTTTAAATTCTTTTGTGCCTCCTTGTTGAGCTTGTAAGTTTTCCAAACCGACACGGTAGTTTTGTAGTAAAGCATCTGTTGATGATATCCTACCTTCAAAGCCTTGATACTTTGTTTTAGGATCTGTTTGATCAAACATGCTTAAAAATTCAGTTGTGGTCATAGCTGAATTAGGATCTTGATTAATCATTTTCATCAGTGAAAATTCAAAACCTGATTCTCTTAATTCTGCTGGATTGTAAAATTTACCAAAAGGAGTCTCGTTATATTTATCTGTACCTAATCTTCTTAACTCACCCAAGAGGTCTGCTGTTTTAATTTCTTGATTGCCAGGAAGCATGTTTAGATAAGCACGGATATTGGAAAAGTTTGAGTCAAGTGATGCCCCTGCATCTAGATACTGATCATTATTGTAAGAATTTTTTTTGTATGCTTCGTTGTCTAAAGCAGATAACCAATTGATTACTTCAGGTAGATTTGGACCACCACCACCTGGATCTTTCTTAGGTTCATCGTCATCAATTTTTGCAGGTAGCTTTTCTTTCTCATCATCTTTCTGTTGTGAGAACGCAATGAGGTCTTGTGATGTAATCTCTGCGTTGGCTACAGGAGTTGATCTCAAAGCTGTGCCGACTGCTTGTACAACAGGATTCAATCTTAAAAACTGTAATGCTTTTTTACCGACCCCCGAGTTTATATCTACCATTAATAATATTCCCTTTTTCGTTTGCCTACTGGCTCGTCCTTAAAATCGTCTTCCAACGCTACCCAGTGACCTTGTCTAAATCGCATCAAGGCTTGGGTCGTTGAGTCAACAAGGTCGTCATACTCTCCATAAGGAAAAGCTGCACACTCCTCGATTAACTCCTCCGCCCAAGCTTCCCCTTCTGGGTACCATACGACCCCAGATTGAAATAGAGGGGCTACTGAGTTTACTCTGCTCAACTTATCATTGCCTTTGCTTGGTGTAAAGTTGATAACAGGAATACCACGCATTCGTAATTCTTGCGTTAACGGCGTACCTGATGCTTTTGCTTCGATGACCACGGACTCCGGTTCCCAATACTTGTAGCTGTCATAGGCTATCTCTTTCATCTCAGGAAAGTCCCACCGACCTTTCTTCACGTCTAACAAAATTATATTCGGCGTTTTTTCGTCAGGACAAAAGACTCCCCATGTAGTGATAGCGGAATAGTCCGCCGTTTCTTTTTTACTAAATGCTGTATCGTAAGATTGTATCACGTGTGCTAGACCAGGCATCTTAGGACTCTCCCACGGTTGCCACCATTCACGTTTGATAATAGCACCTTCTTCGGCTGTGGGATTCTGTTGCCACTGAGCATTCCATTTAGCAAGAGAGATCGAAGCTTTGACAGATTCTAATTCTTCTTTTTGCCAATACTCAGGCCATACAGGTTTATCTGACGGCATAATAGCTGGAAACTCTATCACGTCCCATTGGTCCGCTTTCGGTTGTCCTTGGGCCTTGATCAGTTCTCCAGTAATATCTTTTGTATTCCAACGAGTCATCACGATGACAATCGAACCACCTGGTTGTAAACGCTGACGAGGACCTGATGAATACCACTCCCACGCATTCTCTAACGCCGTGGCGCTCAAGGCATCTTGCTCGGAATGTGGGTCGTCGATAATTAACAGATCAGCACCACGCCCTGTTATTGCTCCACCGACACCCGCAGAAAAATATTCGCCTCCTTGATTTGTTTCCCAACGACCTGCTGCTTTGGAGTCCGCCGATAATTCCATGCCAGGAAAAATATTTTGATAGTCTTCGGTGTCAATTAAGTTTCTGACTTTACGACCGAAGCGTTGTGCAAGTTCCGCTGTGTGAGAGGTTTGAATTATCTTGAGCCTTGGTTCACGGCCCATCATCCATGCAGGAAATAAATAAGATGCAAATTCAGATTTCGTGT